GATTTTACAAACGATGTAACTGTTGTTGTACTACCATCTGCATTAACTTGATCAGTTCCTACTTCATGTTCAAATAAAGTTGTTTGACCTAAACCATCTTCACCTATAACTTCAGGGAAACTACCTGATGCTGAAGCATTAAATTTAGTTGCAAAAGGTTTTGGATAAACGGTTCCGTCAATCCAAGAAGTTCTAGCCTCAGTTCCAATATACCAAACACCACCTCTCATTTGTTCACCATAATTAAATACAACATACTGATCATTATACGCAGAACTAGTTGATGGATAATACCAAATAACTTCTGTAAACTGATTATTTAAACCTGCATATACCTGCTGGCCTTTTGTAGTATCAGCTTGATCATAAACATAATCTTCAACACTACATGGTAGTGATTTAACTGTACCATCAAACATAAAGAAACCATTTGGACTCATCCAAAAAGCATTACCATCTATTTCTACAACTGCATTCTTGCCTATCAATCCACAGTTAGTACCTACTTGTTCAAATCCAAAAGTAAAAGGTGCACCAATAAACTTCATGGTATACAAAGCATTATCAGTCCAAACTAAAATAGAATCTTTACCTTTTAAAGCACCCATAATTTTTGTACCATCTTGTAATCTTTGTGTACCTGCAGTGTTAATTGCAGTAGGTGTATAGTCATTTATATCTTCTTGGTCTGAGAATCTTATAAACATGTTGTCTTGTGTTGCTGTATTACCGATAGTTGTTTCTGTACCTAAATGAATTAAGTGACGTGTTGTAGGTGATACAAGTGTAACTCTTGTAGCTGTTGGGTTAGCTGATGTAGAAAAACCAGATGTAGTTGTTGATGCTCTAGTTGTTAATCTTGCAGCATCTCCAGCATTCCATGTAAATGTTTTACCATTAGCAATAGTTGCAACTAGCACCTGACCAAAATTACTTAGTGACCATAAACCTGGTTCAAGAGATACTTCTGATGCAGAAGAAGCTTCACCCCAGTCAACAAAGTCTGCAGCATTAGTTACAGTTGCACCACTTGAGTGTGCAGCTCTTGTTGAACCATCTACAGCTCTTGTAATACCTGTTAAGTTATTTGTTGATACACCTGTATAAGAAATTAATTCTGTACCTATTTGTATTCTACCTGTTGTTGGAAAACCTGTAGCAGAAGTTAAAGCTATATTAGAACCTGATGTACCACTAGTATTATCTCCTAGTGTTCCGTTCAATGTATTTTGTAAAGCATTAGAAACTATACCATTCCATTCTGATATACCCCAACCGTAACCATAAGATTGTGCAGCAGGACCAACAGTTTCATAAGGTATAACACTACAAGCACCACCACCTGCAGCACCTGTTGTAGTTTGTGATCCAGTTACAATTGCAATTAAAGAAGATGTAACTTTTGTAACTTGAAATAGTTTATCTTCAAATGCAGCATCAGTTAAACCAATACCACTTGGTACAGTTACATTATCTAATAAAATTATATCACCTGATTGTAGATTATGTGCTGAAGAAAATGTTAGAGATACTTCTTGTGTTGCATCTAAAGCTGACATTACAACACTACCAATTGTAGATTTAATTGGTGTTACATCATACAATTGTCCTTCAAAATATATTAATAAAAATTTATCAGTTCCAATAGCAACGTATCTATTACCTTGTAAATCAACAAATGCAAATTCACGTCTTGCAACACTAACAATAGTATCAGAAACTAATGAAGACCAACCACCAACTTTTTCAGGTAGTCCATATCTAAATCTAGTATTATCACAATCGACCCACCTATTTTCTGCACCTGATTCGGTATCTTGTTTGTCGATTCCCGGTAAGACTTTAAAGTCAATTAGAGCCATGATCCGTGGTCCTATATGTTGTCTTTATAGATCCAGCCTCTTGTAGAGTTTACATATACCAAAGTAAATGCAGCTCCATTTGCGGATACTGTTAAATTAGCGGCATTTCCTAAAATAGGTTGACTATTTCTATTGATAGTTAAGTTATTAGAATTAAAACCATTTCCACTATCAATGAATGTAACTTCATTTCCTATTGCAGGTGAAGCTGGTAATGTTATTGTAACAGGAGCATTTAAACCCCCACCAGTACCTGTTGTATTAATTAATAATTGATCACCATTAACTGCTGTATAAGCACCTGGTATTGTATAATAACCTTTAGTTATTGGACCTGAACTAATGTTAGTTCCATCAGAATATAAAACTATCTTAGCACCTATTGGAATAGTTACACCAGTTCCTGAAACTGTTTTAACTGTTAATGTATAATTAGATGAAGATCTAGCTGTTGCATCTTCTACTATAAAAACTCTTTCAGCACCATCAGGCATAGTAACTGTTCTGTTAGCTGCTAGTGTTCCTGTAAATTTGTAGTACAAATTTTTACCATTTGATACAGCAAACGTTGAAAGTGCTAAAGCTAAATCAGCTGATGCAATACTTTGAGTAAAGTATCCCGATGCTGCTTGCTCTAAAATCTGTAAGTTTGTATTAGTAATTGTACCCCAGGTACCTGCTTTTTCACCTGTTGTTATTAATTCTAGTTTTAAATCTGTTGATGTACTTGATGCCATAATTCTCCTTATGCGTCAGGGTCAACCGGGACCCAAACTTGATTAACCCCTGGGGGTATTGGATTCCATGTTATAACACTTACAGGGTTAGTTGCAACATTAAATTGTACTCCTGTTGGTACTATTAATTGATTAGGAATAGGTGTTATATTACCTATAGCTATGTTTAGTTGGTTACCTGATACAATAACTATAGGACTAACAGTGCTACTTCCAATGTCTGAAAAAGTTGTTTGTGCAAATGTTGCGGTTCCAAAAAACATAATTTATCCTTACGGTGTTGTGACGTCTGCCCAGATTTGATTTACATTAGGATCAACATTGTTCCATAATCTAATGTTTGGTTGACTTGTACCTATAGCAAGACCACTTCCTGTTACAGCTATACCTGCTTTTGCAACAATTGTCACTGATCCAGTAGCTAAGTTATATCTATTACCTGTTATAATTGCTGTTGCATTTGCTTTAGCTGTTGCATTACCAATTGATAAATTAACTCTATTACCTGTAACTGAGAAGTTTGCAGCGGCTGCAATTGTAACTGTACCAGTTCCAATATTTAATTGATTACCATTTGGTAGAACAACTGCTTTACCAGTTACGGTTACATTACCAATTGATGTATTTAATCTGTTTCCTGTTACTTGAGCCGAGGCCCCTGCTTTAGCATTGACTGTACCAGTTGCAATATTTAATTGATTACCTGTTGCTGCAACAAGTGCATTTGCAACTACAGTTGGGTTACCTGTAGAAAAATTAAATTGATTTCCTGTAACCGATACAACTGATCCTGCTACAACAGTCACATTACCTATTGCTGTATTAAGTCTACTACCAGTTGGAACAACTGTTCCACTAATAGAGAATGTAACTGAACCTGTTCCTAAATTATATTGATTACCTGTAACCGGTGCATTAGCACCTTGTTTAACAGTAACTGTTCCTGTTGCTAAATTATACCTATTGCCGTTTGGTAAGACTAATGAATTACCAACAACAACTACATTACCAATTGATGTATTGACCCTGGACCCTGATACATTGACTAATGCATTGGCTATTCCAATATCTGCAAATGTTGTTTGGGAAAAGGTAGTTGCACCGAAGAACATGGTAGCTTACCCTTTTTTCAATTCGTCTATTTCTGCTTTTAATTCTTTAATTGCATTAACTAATACTGGTATTAAATGTGAATTTGTTACTTTTAAATTTTCATCATTTTCATTATCTATAATAACATTATTTAAACCTTCAAGTTCAAGTATGTCTTGTGCTAAAAATCCATATTTTTTAAAACCATGTGGCTCTGGATTTTCTCTAGATTTTTTAAATCTAAAACTAACTGGTTTTAGTTGATTAACAAATTCTAAACCAACAGGTACATCTCCAATTTCTGTTTTGTCTCTTAAATCTGAAGTTACTGTCCAATCTACTTTTACATAAGAATTAGTTATGTCGTTATGACCAGCTACAAATCTATTACTTTCAGTAGTAATATTAATCATACTAGCATCAGCACCAGCACAAACACCTATTCCAATATTATTGCCACCTGTTGTTAAATTTCTTAAAGCGTGTTTACCAACTCCTGTGTTACTACCACCTGTTGTTAAATTTTCTACTGCTTCATTTCCTAGTGCAACATTACCACTTGCACTTGTAGCATCTAACATTGCAGACCTACCCATAGATACATTATCATCACCTGTTGTTAATTTACGGGATGCTTCCGAACCTACTGCCATATTGTTTGAACCTGTAGTAAGAGCATTTAAAGCACATTGACCTAATCCAGCATTATTACCACCTGATGTAGTACAACGCATAGAAGCAAAACCAACTGCTGTATTAGCAGTTGCTGTATTTTTTTCTAAAGCAGTTCTTCCAACTGCTACATTATTAGCACCTGTTTGATTTAATCTTAAAGAACTAACTCCTACTGCTGTGTTAGAATTAGCTGTTGTGTTACACATTAAAGCACAAAAACCTAAAGCTACGTTACCATCTCCTTCTGTGTTTTCATATAAAGAATATCTACCTACGGCAGTATTTTCTGTACCTGTTGTGTTACAATTCATTGAATTATTACCAACAGCTGTATTACTAGCGGCTGTAGTGTTAGCTTCTAAAGCTGATCTTCCAATTGCTGTATTTGAGCTACCTGTATTTTTATGTAAAGAACAAGCACCTACCGCTGTATTATTATCTCCTGTTACATTACATTGTAAAGCTATATGACCAATTGCAGTATTACATAATCCTTCTGTATTTTTACCCAAAGCAGCATTACCCATGGCAACGTTTCTACAACCTGTTGTATTTGAATCCATAGTACCATCACCAAAAGCATTGTTCTGACCACCTGTAGTATTTAATTTTAAAGCATCATGACCAACTGCTGTATTTGAACCAGCTGTTGTTGCTGTTGTTAAAGCACCTGTACCAACTGCTGTATTTTGATCTCCGTCTGTAGTAGCTTGTAAAGCACCTTGACCTATTCCTGTATTGGAATGACCTGTTGTGTTAGTATTTAAAGCATAATAACCAAGAGCTGTATTATTAGATGCTGTTGTGTTATTGGCTAAAGAACAACTTCCTATTGCTGTGTTATTAGCACCTGTTGTGTTATCGTACAAAGCACATAAACCAACTGCTACATTTAAATTAGCTGTTGTATTAGATCTTAATGATTCAGTTCCTATTGATACGTTACAACCACCTGTTGTATTTAAATATAATGATGCTCTACCTACTGCAACATTAGCTGCTGCTGTTGTATTACAACGTGAAGCACAAGAACCTAAAGCTGTATTTGCACCACCTGTTGTATTACAAGATAAAGCTAAATAACCGATTGAAGCATTGTTTCCACCTGTTGTAGTTTTTCTTAATGCTTCTGCACCCATTGCAGTATTTGCTCCAGCAGTAGTATTTGCACATAAAGATTCTTTACCAACTGCAATGTTGTCATCTCCTGTAGTATTTGCTGCTAATGCTTGATTTCCAACAGCAACATTATTATTTCCACCACTTGTTTGAGAACATAATGATTGATAACCAATTGCAACATTGTAATTACCTGTTGTATTAGCATACATGGATATACCACCAATCGCTACATTTTGTGCACCTGATGTGTTTAAATATAATGCTCGTCTACCAACAGCAGTATTATTATCTCCTGTAACATTTTCTAAAGCTGAAGCACCCACACCTGTATTACAACTACCTGTATTTCCATTAAGAGCATTAGTACCTACAGCTGTGTTTTCCGTTTGAGTTGTAGTGGATCTCATTGCACCACCACCAATAGCAGTATTTGCTGAACCTGTAGTGTTACTATCAAGAGAACGACAACCTATTGCTACATTTCCTGATGCTGTTGTGTTAACCTTTAAAGCGTCTTTCCCTATTGCAACATTACTAGCACCTGTTGTGTTTGTAAATAAAGCACAAGCACCAACTGCTGTATTGTCATCTGCTGTTGTATTATTAGCTAAGGATCCTCTACCAATAGCTACGTTACAATCTCCTGTTGTATTATCTGTAAAAGAATCATAACCAAAAGATGCATTTGAATTACCTGAAGTTGTAGCATCACCTGAAAATGCACCAACTGCTGTATTTGAATATCCAGAGGTCATAGCTCTTAAAGCACAATGACCTAGTGCTGTGTGTCCACTTGATGTAGTCGAAGTTGCTAACGTACAATCACCAACTGCTGTGTTTTGAATTCCTGTTGTATTAGAATATAAAGAACATAAACCTATTGCGGTGTTGTTAGAAGCTGTCGTACTAGAATATAAAGTACATAAACCTATTGCGGTGTTGTTGGATGCTGTTTGTGCTGAATTTAATGCCTGTCTTCCTATAGCTACATTGTTTTCACCTGAAGTATTATTTACTAACGCAGCATCTCCAATAGCAACATTGCAGTTTCCTGTAGTAGTAAGTGCCATTGCAGCTTTACCAACAGATGTATTTCTTGAACCTGTTGTAGTATCTCTTAATGCACCACAACCAATTGCAACATTATTAATACCTGAAAAACTTCCACTAGAAAAAATGGAATCACCTAGAGCAACATTTGACGTTCCTGTTGGATAGTTACCATCTAGTTTGATTGTACCACCGTCTACACTAACATTACCTGCAACAGTTAATCCATCTGTTACTGCTGTTCCTGTAACATCTATACCTGTAGCTGTTGTTTCTAGTTTCTTTGCGTTGTCATGATAAAGTTCAACAACACCATCTGACCTAAATTTAGCAATATTTTCACTTGAGCCTTTATTAATATCTATGCCATCTCCATCTGACCTTAAAATTAATCTTCCTGTCCCAACATCTTCAATAATGGAATTGGAACCATCGTGATATATAGCTAAATCTGAACCAGCACCAAAGATAGCTTTCTTACTATCTCCTAATAAAATATCTTCTGTAAATGTAACGTCTTCGTCACTTGAAATTGTAATTGCAACTGATGTTGCATTGTCATCTATACCCGCAGAAGTAAAACCAGAAACAGACCCTGCAATAGCTAATGTGGCTCCACTAGGTATAGTAAAAGTATCACCACTGTCACCTAAGGTAACAGCGGTGCCAGATCTTGGACTAAGTTTATTTACTTTTATTTCACTCATTTATCTTCTGTTTTTACTTCCTCTTTTTCTTCTTCGGGTAGATTTGATTTTAAAATATCTAAATAATGTTTTAACAAAATCTCATTGTGGTCAAAATTAATTTTTAACTTACTTTGATTTTGATTAATTACTTGGATATTATTTAACGCAACTTTCCCTTCATCTGAAAGCTTAGTTTCATCGTACTTTTTATCGTCAATTGTGATCATTTAGACTCCTAGCTTGCTGTATAAGCTTTACCGGCAGTGATCGCTGCATTAACTGCAGACATGTCTTCATCAGTCCAATAATCTTTAGCAACCATGAGTTCTAAGTGTTCAACATTTCTATCTACACAATCTTGTCTATCAGCTGCTTCTTCATCCGCCATTTTAGAACCATCAATGATACCATTGATTAGATCTACAGAATGACCCATAGCTGTATAGTCTTGAGCGATTTCTTCTGCTGTTTTTACTTCGTCTGACATAGTTTATCCTCCTTGATTATATTGTTGCGCACGCAACTTTTGTATTGATTGTATCAATTTTTTTTAAATTATCAATGATAAGCTTTGGTTCTACCATATTGTTTCTTGGGTCACTATCATTAAATTTAGCTTCATCCCATTCTTTTCCCATATGAAAATGTAGGTTTTTGTTATGAGAATAACCAAATTGTATCCATCTTGTTGAACCCCAAATAACAACTCCAGCTTTTTTAGCTGATGGTGAGAAATGCTGTAAACAGCTATCTATACTAACAAAGGTTTCAGCACCTTTTAACATTTCATGAATTTGAGCCCAATGTAGATCACATCTAATTGTACCATTAAAATGTGGTTCATTAGGTAAAACACAGTTAATAATAGTTGTATCTTTATATTCTTCAAGTAGCATATTAACTAATTGTTGAGCAAGATATGGTTGGTAGTTTCTATTTGGATTAATGTTTTGATATTGAACGTTTTCTCCATAGTTCCATTTAGCTTGGCCACCTGAAAACTGAATCATAATATATTTACCAATATTATTATCACCTAACCATTTAGTAACAGCTGCTTTATGATTATCTGTATATAATTTAGGTGTCATTGATTTATCGTATTTAACACCGTGATGTTCACAGTAACTTTCAATAAGATGTTGTTTACCAAATTGAAAATTTGATTTGTATGGCTCACAATAAAATATATTATCAGACGCCATGATTCTTGGATCTTGTAAAGGTATAGTTTGTTCTAATGCAAGTTTAACATCAGAGTTTCCTGCAAAACAATCTATGTACGGAGTGTATATTTGTACTTCCGATTTTTTTCTTAGTTTAGGTAATAAAGCAGTAAATGCAGTACATTTACCCACACCACCTTCTACAACGTATGTATTAAGCATTATATTCCTTTCGTTTATATTAGTTGTTTTCTAACGCTTCTATTCTAGATTTCAAGTCTTTATTTTCTGCTGTTAATTCTTGAATTGCTTTAATTAAAATTGGGTAAGTTTTCATAGGATCAGCTTCCCATTTTTCAGGATTATCTTTATGTACTAATCTTGTATATTCTGCACTATTAAAATCTTGTTCTACTTGATCTAATTCTTGTGCAATAAATCCATAATCTTTTTTACCTTTTCTACTTCCATCTCTTGCATTCCAATCAAATTTAACAGGTCTCATAGCTAAAATATAATCTAACCCATGAGGAATATCTTCAACATTTGTTTTATCTCTTAAATCAGATAGTGTTGAAATAGATGTATCAGCACATCTTAAATTGTTATTATTAGAATTTCCTAAAGTAATTTGATTATCAGCACTAAAAGATGATGGTTGAGAATCATAACCAAAAGAAGCATTGTTACTTCCTGTTGATGTAATTCTTCCAGCTTTATAACCAATGCCTGTATTACAATTCCCTGTAGTTTGATCGCAACCAGTCTGTCTGCCTATATGTGTATTATAACAACCTGTTGTCAGCATACAAGCAGAAAAATAACCAACAGCAGTATTTGAATGACCTGACGTATCTTGTCGTAAAGAGCAAGTTCCAATTGCAACTTGATTTCCTATTGAATTAGTATTGGATAATGCACAAGTACCTATTGCTACATTTTCAGCAGCATCAATATGTTCAAACATTGCTCTATAACCTATGGCTATATTACATGCAGCTGATGTAGCATCTAGTAAACCTTGATAACCCATTACTGTATTACAACCACCTGTCATTGCTGCTTGAGATGCACCTTGACCTATTATTATATTTCCATTTCCTGTAGTTAAACCACAACCAGCTCTTTCACCAATCCCTATATTTGAATCTCCTGTAGTCTGATTCATTAAAGATTGAAAACCAACTGCAACTGTGTTTCCACCTGTTGTGTTATCAAATAAAGAACACATTCCAACAGCTGTGTTATTATTTGCCGTTGTATTTTTTTTCAAAGCAAATCTACCTGCACCAGTATTATATGAACCTGTAGTGTTTGCTTGAAGTGAACCATTACCAAGAGCACTATTACATGAACCTGTAGTGTTTGCTTCTAAAGAATTACCAAAAGCTACATTTTCTGCACCTGTAGTATTTACTAACATAGCAGATTTTCCTACTGCAACGTTAACTCCAGCTGTTGTGTTAGCTTTTAATGCGTTATGACCAACTGCAACATTATTTGTACCTGTTGTGTTAGCTTTTAGAGCACTCAAACCAACTGCTGTATTATTATTAGCTGTTGTGTTAGCACATAAAGCATCTCTACCATATGCCGCGTTGTAACAACCTGTCGTATTACAAGCTAAAGAATTTCCACCCATAGATGTGTTACAAAGTCCTGTTGTATTACAAACACTAGCACCTCTACCAACTGCAGTGTTATCTGTTCCAGTTGTATTTGAATCTAAAGCATTTGTACCTATACCTGTATTTGAAGTTCCTGTTGTGTTAGCATTTAATGTACAAAAACCTACTGCTGTGTTTACACCAGCTGTGGTATTAGTACACAAAGCATGGTAACCAATTGCAACATTACCATCTCCTGTTGTATTAGATTTTAATGCTCGAAGACCTACAACTGTATTACAATGACCCTCTGTATTTGAACAACCTGCTTCTCTACCTATAACAGTATTTTCATGTCCTGTTGTGTTAGAATCTAAAGCATCACATCCCACTGCTACATTATCAGAACCTGTTGTGTTAGCACCTAAAGCACTTCTTCCAACTGCTGTGTTTTGTGTTCCTGTTGTGTTAGCTGCTAAAGCACCTCTACCAATAGCAGTGTTATTTGCACCTGTAGTATTTACTCTTAATGCTATTTCTCCTACTGCTACATTATTTGAAGCAGTGGTATTTGTAACCAAAGCACATTTTCCAACTGCAACATTTTCTGAACCTGTTGTATTAGCTTTTAAAGAATTTGAACCGACAGCAGTGTTATTACCTGCTGTTGTATTTCCACCTAAAGCACCACAACCCACCGCAACATTGTCATCTCCTGTAGTGTTAGCACCTAAAGCACCATATCCATTAGCAACATTTTTACATCCTTCTGTATTAGCAAATAGAGATGTAAAACCAGAAGCAACGTTGTGAGTACCTGTTGTGTTAGCTTTTAAAGAACAAGAACCAACGGCAACATTTCTGCAACCTGTGCTAACAAATAAAGCTTGACTTCCAACTGCTGTACTATCAGAAGCTGTAGAATTATTTTGTAAAGCATCTAAACCTACTGCTGTATTATTTGAACCTGTTGTATTTGAATCTAAAGAATCTTTTCCAACAGAAACATTTCCTGTTCCTGTTGTGTTACTTAATAAAGAGTGTTTTCCTATTGCTGTATTATTATCTGCTGTTGTGTTGTTATATAAAGAACCTTGACCTATCGCAGTGTTAGAAGCACCCTCTGTATTAGTAAACATTGCTGTACTTCCAATGGCTGTATTATGATCTGCTGTAGTGTTAGATTTTAAGGTGTTATTACCCATTGCAACATTAGTTGCACCTGTTGTATTTGCTGCCATAGAACAAGCACCTACTGCTGTATTATTAGAAGCTGTTTCATTTAAAGCTAAAGAACCCATACCTAAAGCAGTATTAAAACATCCTGTTGTACTAGCTTTCATTGCATTTTGTCCTAAAGCTACATTTTTACATCCTGTAGTATTATTACATAAAGAAAAACTACCTGCTGAAAAATTCTGAAAACCCGTTGTAGTTTTTAAACCGGAGCAAAGACCTATTGCAATGTTATTTCCTCCTGTCGTATGAGCTTTTAAAGCATGAGCACCAATTGCTACACTGGCTGTACCTGTTGTATTAGCACACATCGCATTAAAACCTACTGCAGTGTTGTTACTTGCTGTGGTATTGTCACCTAACGCTTCTTGTCCAAGAGCAGTGTTTCCATCTCCTGTGGTATTTAGTGTTAAAGAAAAAGCACCTACAGAAGTATTTTTATCTCCTGTAGTATTAGCATCTAAAGAGCCACTACCTACACTTACATTAAACTCTCCTGTTGTGTTAAGTATTAAAGCATTTTTACCTACTGCTGTGTTGTGATCTCCTGTAGTGTTAGAAAATAAAGAACTATGACCTACAGATGTATTACAAGATCCTGTCGTATTAGTGTCTAATGCTTGGTAACCAACTGCTACATTATCTGATGCTGTTGTGTTAGCTTTTAAAGCACAAGCACCTAATGCAACATTTTGTGCTCCTGTTGTGTTAACTTTTAAAGATTCAAAACCAACTGCTGTGTTATTGTCTGCTGTAGTGTTAGCTTCCATTGCATTACGACCAACTGCAGTGTTATTATCTCCTGTTTCGTTATTTCTTAATGCTTGTCTACCAATTGCAGTGTTTTCTGCACCTGTAGTGTTAACACAAAATGTTCTATACCCTAAAGCTGAGTTTCCACTTCCTGATGTATTAGCAGTTAAAGATTCTCCACCAATAGCAGTATTACCACCACCTGAAGTTAAAGAATCTAAAGCAGTATCTCCTAAAGCAACGTTACCTGTTCCTGTTGGATAGTTACCATCTAGTTTGATTGTACCACCGTCAACGACAAAATTTCCAGTAAGCGTTAATCCTCCACCTGGTGCAAGTGATACACCTGAAGGAATAGTAACCGTATCACCAGAAGATCCTAGTGTTAAGGTTGTACCTGATTGAGGTAATATAGTATCTACTTCTATTCTACTCATTATATAACTACCAATGTTCCTGTTATAGTTTGTGTTGCTGTTATAGTAACGGGTCCTGCTAATACTCCAGAATCAATTGTTTGATCTTCTGAAATAGTTGATGCATGAGTTACTACATAATCTGTTGCTGTCATAGATGGAGATATAGCTCTAGCTGCAGGTAAAGTACAAAAAACTGTTTTTGTTCCCGCTGAAAGATCTACTGCATTATCAGAATTAGAAGAAGAAATAATTGTATCTCTAGATAAAGTATCAGGACTTGCATCTGTTACAGTTCCAATACCAACTTCAAATTCAGTGGTTCCGTCATTAGAAATAGCATAGTAAGTTCGTTTACCAGTACCAATTCCTGATACAAAAGTTTCAAAACCAGTTTCTGCGCCAGCTAGTGAAATTGTTCCAGTTCCAGTAGTAGTAGATGTTTCTTTAACTCTATCATTTACTATCAACGCTGCCATTAATTTAACCTCTATTTATTATGCATCACCTAATCTAATGATCGCAGCAGAGTTCGTTGCAGCAGGAAAGGCAACTGTAAAGTCACCGTTAGTAGAAGTTTTATCACCGCCAAAGTCTAAAACTAAAACTGCTTCGTTAGAACTATTTTTATATATCAAACCGTATCTTGCAGTGATTGTAGCTGACGTCCATGTTTCATCAGAAAAATCTACAAAAGCAATATTACTTGATATAGCTACGCCTAAATTAGTTAATGCCTGACCTCCAGCTGAATAGCCTGTTCCAGATACTTCATTACTATTACTGTATGATGAAGTACTTGTACTAAAACTAGCTGAAGATGTATACAATGCTAAATAAAAGGTACTACCACTGTTTCCAGAAGTATCAAAACTGAATTTGCCTTTTAAAAGATCTGTTTTAAATGAGTCAGGTACTACATTAGCCATATTTTATCTCCTTAGTATTTTGATGGTGATTCAGATTGCATCCCAGTTCTAATGACCCCATCTTGCCATTCGTCCCGACGTCTTCTACCTTGTTGTTCAATAGAGTACGATTGTAAAGCTCTTTGATAAGCCTGTTCATAGTATTGTAGCATATCTCCAGGGCCTTTCAAGTATCCATATGCTTCTACCAGACAACAGAATAAAAGTAAATCTTGATATTTATTACTTGTATAAGTTCCATTTGTACTTGGAGGAGTAGTACCTGTTGAAGTAGTAATACTCTCTGGTTGTTTGATATAAGCCATAGTTATTTCATAAGTACTATCTGGTGTAGGTGATACCACCCAATTACTAGCATCCCAGTTAGCATAATATTTTGGAATTCCTGATTGAGTTGCTGGTGCATCATAAAATTCAGACATAAAACTAGTATCTCTTTTTTCTAAAAATACTTGTTTGTTATTTGAATCTTTTAATTGAATATATCTAATAATTCTTAAATCAGTTGGTATTGTTACATATCTACTACCGGTAACTAAATTAGATGTAGCATAAAATCTATTATCATCAGAATCAGAATCTCTATAAATTCTATTTTCTGCATTTTTAATAATAGTATTTAATACGCCAGTAGAAAAAACTGTACTATCAACTTCAGTATAGTTTCTAATATCGTCTTGTAAGTTTGTTAAAATATAAGCCATTATGGTGTTAGAGTAACTGGTCCTGCAGTTACGAACATTCCTCCTGATTTTTCTGTTACAGTTGCATTACTTCCGCAATTGAAACTATAACTGTTTGTATCTACTACTGTTATACTAAATCCTGATGTATTTTCAAATAAAGAAAAAACCAGGCCTCCGGGACTTCCATTTACATTTCTAAATACAACAGTATCATTTGTTGATCTTCCATGTGCTGGTTCATTAACAGTTACTGTAGAAGAACCAGATGTTAAACTTAATGGATCTCCTGGTAATAAATTTTCTGTTGCAGGTTCAGTTCTATCTGGTCTTGCATTAGATAATCCTTGTGGATCACCTGTAAATCTTGTTGGTTGAATCTGTGGTTGTTTAGCTTCAAATTCTGATGTGTGTACAAAACTACCATCCCATTCAGTTACCATTTCTTGATAAGGAAATGCCATACCTGATCTGTCTGATATTGCCTGTGCATATTTTCCTCTAGATAATTTTGCCATTAGATACCTGGATAATAAGTTTTAGGAGTTATAAAAGAACTAGAAGAAGAACCATCTTCTGCTAATGCTCTTTGTAATTCATCTTCATATAACATTTTTAATGGTTCAATTCTTTCAGGAGAAAATTTTACAGCTAAATAATAAGCAAGTCCTGCTACCATACAAGGTACAAATCTGTAAGGCACATCTGCATCATTACTGTAGCTTCCGGCATCTTGTATTCTTTTTACATAGTAATAATTAAAAAAATCACCGGCTTCAGAAGTACCTGGAGTTAAATATAAAGTAACAGTTACTCTATCTATAAATCTTTGAACATAATATTGTGTAGGTTGTCCATTAGAAGTTTTATTTGATAAAGCTTGATAAGTTGATCTACTTATTTTTGTAAGAGGTGTATCTATGTTATTAGAATTTCTATAACTAGCTTCTAAAACATCATCAACACCATAAACAGCAGTTGCACTTGACGTTCCATCAGATGTTGATCTGAACATTGTATAAACTGCTTGATTATTAACTAATGTAATTGAGTTATTAGCTATTTCCCAATAATGCAAACCTCTGTTAGACCATTCTTGAAACATTATATTTAAAGAACGTCTTGCAGTTTTTAATTGATATCCAGAAACACCTTGTATTCCAATTCTTTCAAAAGCTTCTTCTACAATATCTGCAATAGAAAAACCTTTTTCAAAAACTGTAGTTCCTGAGGTAGTGTTAGCCATAAGACTACGCTCCTGTTATTGTCAAAGTAACGCTTCCGTCTGTACCAGAACCTTGTGTAAGTGTACCAATTATTCCATTTTCAAATAAAATACCTGAACCTGGAATATAGACTTCTAATCCTTCAGTTCCATATTTGTAAGTAGCTTTTAAATTACCTGAAGCTGCTGCACCTGTTGTAGCTGCATCATGCAAAAGTAAAACAGAATCTGGAACTCCTTTTGCTTGAATAGAAGTAATTCTAGTTCTAGCTGCTCTCATAACTGAAGCTGCACCGGTATCTTTTTGTAATGTTTTCTGATCTGAATCCATATTATTCTCCTTAATTAATTTTATGTGGGCCCGGAGGCCCACACTAATTATTTATTAACTTAAATTATTATTTTGTGAGTATAAAACAGTAAGTCTAGTTGAACCAGCGTTAGTTGCTGCAGAAGCAGTAATAGTTAATCTAATATCTGTAGTTCCTACATCAGACCAAGCTAATGCTCCACCAGCTTCAGTTGTTGGGTATTTTCTACCAACACCTGTTCCAAGTGCAAAAGTGTTAATTATACTTGTTGCTCCACCGGCTACATCACCAACACTTAAGTTAGTTGCGCCAGAAGCTGCTACGACTGAATCAAGCACACAATCAATAATCTGTGAGTTTGCTGGAATAACAATATTTGTTACGTCTGCAGCAAGTGCTCCACCAGATAAATCAATAAGGTGTGTTTGAGTCATTACAACTTGTCCAACATTAGCAATGTCAGAACCTATAGTTGTACCTGTAGTGTTTCTTATGTTTCCAGCCGTGATAGGTCCAGAAAAGTTAGTTATAGCCATGATTATTCTCCTAGTTAAATTCTACATAGTCTCTAGGCCGTCGACTATACTGCGTCTATGCAGAATATTAATTTATGTATAGTGATTAATTTATATAATACTTTTTAGTAGAGTGCAAGAGATCCTACAGTGTGGAGTGGAATTTTTCCAACGATGTAGCTTTTTTATTAAGTAGCTACTGAAACTTGTGGAGTTACACTTTCAATAGTGTTTTGTTTGTGAGCAACTGCTGCTTCTGCTAGTTTGATCTTAGTAATGACTTCTTTAACTTTGTCATCAATTCTGACCATTTCAAGAGTATATCTATTATTAGATAGATGCTCCTGTTCCCACTTCAACTCCAAGGACCTTTTTTGTTTGTATAGGTCTTGTATCATCTATAACCTCCTCATAGGTTATTCTGTATTTATCGGAAGCAAATACTTTAGTTCCGATATGTTCCCATTTTATAACATTTTCTCCTAGTTTGTCAACTATGGCTTGTTCAAGGGAAACTGCGTTATCTTCTGATAACACTTCAAATCTTGCGTAGTGATCGTAGGCATTTATTGTGACTGTAAATTTTTTCATGAAATTCCTTTCTACTTTCATAATGAGGCGGAACTGTGTCCGCCTCAAAATTTTTAATTATTATGCACCTGGTGATGCAAAAATACCTCTATAGTCAGATACACCAAATGAGTATCTTTCTCTAGCTTTGTATCTTACGTTACCAGTGTCAAAGTCACCTTCCATTGCAGTTTTGATAGCTGCTCTGTCAAAGTACTTCATACCATTAGGCACGTCTGTGATAATATAGAATGCATCTGGATCAGTTAAGAAATTGTTCACTCTATAACCTTGAGGAACCATTCCCATTGATACGATTGCATTGATATCATTATCAGCAGTACCAACTCTACCTTGAGTCTTCATAAGTCTCTCAGCAGTGAACTGAAGTTCAGAAGGGATAATCATTTTAACACCTCTTGCAGCAATTTTTAGACCTCTTTCGTCTGTCATTGCAGCAATGTCAATTAATGATTGCTCTAATGAAGTTTCGTTCAAGTCAGAAGCCGTTGCTAATGTGTTTGATACAGTTCCACTTACAGTTGGGTGGTTAGTTGCAAATAATGCAGAACCATCACCTGAAGTGAATGTACCGAAACCATTAATTAAAGGGCTTACCGCTTTAACTTGTTTAGTGTTCGCCATAGATCTAGCTAATGCTTTTGTATATCTACTAGCAAGTCTGTCATACAAGTTATCCTCAATAGCTTCTTCAGTAATTGCAAAAGCAAGAGCCACAGTTTCATGTGTGTATCTTGCAGTGAAAGTTTCTTGAGCATTGTCAAAAACAACTCCACTTCCTTCTGCTTTAGTCTGAGCTTGAGCAAAACCTGATAACATAACTTCTTCTTCAAACGCTCTGTCTGAAGATTCTGTAGTGTATATTTCAGCATGCTGATTTTCATAACGTTTATATTCTAGGCCAAATAATGCATTTAGACCTGGTTCTAGTTCTTTAACTAGTTGTCCTCTACTTATTGCCATTATATACCTGCCGTTCCTTTTAAGAAATGCTCGTTAATCATAACAACTAGATTAACATTAGCAGATCCTGCTGTGTTATTACTAGGATCTTTTGAAATCCCCATAATTCTTAATTGTGCTGTACCAGTCTTCTGATCAGAAGTATCTAATTCAACTTTAGATACATAATCTGGTGAAGATCCTGCTGCATACACAATATCAGCGTTTAGGCCGACGTCTGCTGCTGCAGTTGCGCCGTCCGCTTGTACTTCAAACCTTTCGTAAGGGTCGTCAGAAACGAATCCTACGATATCTGTTGCAGTGTTACTTGCATTCAGATGGTTTGCCCATGTTGGCTTGCTTGTAGAAGCATCAGTATAGAAAACTCCAGTAAGTGGACCCAATAATAGTGTATCACCTGCTGCTGCTACACCAATAGTACCAGTAGCTAACATTTCTACTGGATCACCTTGGTAAATAGCTGTTGCAGAAGCTGCAATACTATATTCGGATAAACCTTGGTTGTCTCTATTCTGGCCAACTTTTCCTATTGCTTTCAAACCGAAAGCTGCGTCTTGGTTTGCCATTATATTTTCTCCTTTTGTGAGCTGTCTTTACAGACCTCCACTCACGGGTTTATTTTATTCGTTGGGTAGGAATCGTTAAAAAATTAACTTTTCTTTGAACCACCGAAGGTTACACGTGTCTGTCGATCAATATTGATCGGCATACTTGGGTGCTGTTCCTTCATAAGATCGTTGTCTACTGCTTCAACATTATCCTGACCTTGTTTAACATAATAGTCAGTTCGTTGTTCTGCAATCTCTTCCGGTACCCTAGCCAGCACTAGGCCTCCTACTCCGATTACCCCTTTGTATTTTCCATCATCCACAATTGGAAAGTCTGAGTCTGGATATTCATCAGCTCTTACAAGCTCGTATCCGGATCTAATTCTTCCAGCGACGTTTTTAGTGTCTTGGAATCCCATAGATTCTACTCTGATCCATCTGTGTTTAAAACCTGTTGGTGCAGGGGGTGCATCTAAAGATGAAGGTGGAGTCCAAACTTTTTTCTTAGATTCTTTTTCTCTTGTCTGACTCGCACGGGATGCTCTTTTTTCATTATTATTTTCCATATGCTTATGCCTCCTTCGTGATTTTTAATTGTTTCGCATATTCTTCTAGTGGCACACCTAATTTTTTAGCGATTGCTACCTGTGATGATGTGAGTCTCACAGTCTTGCGACCAGTATTTGTACTTCGCTTCGCACTAGCTACTGTTTGTACGGGTTTGGTCGTTTCCCCTTTATCTGATGTATTTGTATCAAATTTGTGGGGGAATTCAAGTCTTATTCTTTTATCTATTTCAGAATAATACTCATCAGATTGAGGATCATAACCTTCTTCCTCTGTAAGTTTCTTATGTAGATCAAAAGCAGTATAAGTCATAGCATTATCTTGACCAAACCAAGCATTTCTAGATGCCCATGTTTCAGCCTTAGGATCTGGTGTTCCTTTTGCTGCTTGTTGTCTATTTAAGTTTATATTTGAAGTTTTAACTTCTTCAGCTTTTCTAGCTTTATACTGTTCTTGAGCAACTATAGTTTCTTTAAGTTTAGCATTTTTATAACTTAACTCAGAAATTGCAGTTTGAGCTTCAACTTCAGCATTTATATCTCCAGCTTCTCTTGCTGCTGCAAGTTTTGCTTTTGCTGCTTGAAGACCATTAACAACACTTTCTTCAGCATTTTTAAAAAACTCAGGTTCAAACTTTGAGATTTTTGCTTCAGCAGCTTCTTTTGCTTTTATTTGTGATTGAGCATAAGTTAACGCTTCATCTTTTTGTCTCTCAGCTTCTCTCCATTTATGAGTTAGTTTAGCTATTCTTCTTTGTACTCCATCAGAGTATTTTTCTAATTCTTGTTCTTTATCGTCCTTTGCAGGATCTTCTTTCTTTTCTTCTTTTTCTTCTAACTTAACTTCACGTTCATTTTCGTAAGTTTTATCTTCAGCTTCTTTTTCTTCTACAACAGGTCTTACTGTTGGTTCTTCTTTTACTTCTGGTTGTTCAATTTCTGCTGAATTATTTTCTTCAGGAATATCAACATCCATTTCTGGACCAGATGTATCTATATCGACTTTATTGTCTATTGGCATAGTTTATCTCCTTCTATGATTAATATTGATGAAGTATATCTTCAGGGTTTTCAATGGTTGCTAAAACTTCATCGTCATTTAGCATTCTTATTTCCCCACCATCTATGTTCATTCTTGAACCGGCATATCTTGCAAAGATAACCCAATCACCTTTTTTACACCAAGGTCCTTCAGGAAATTTATCTTTGTCATAACAATGTGGCCCCATAGCAAGAACTAAACCACAAGTAGATCCTACTTGTTGTTTTTCTAAAGTGTCTGCTCCAAGAATTAATCCGCCTTTAGTTTTTTCCTTCATTTTAAAAGGAAGAACAACTAATCTCCATCCGGTTGGTTTAGGTAATTTATTTGATTCTTTTGTTTTTAGACGTTCGTAACCGTCTTCTTCTTTTTTAGCGTCTTCTTCGTATTTATTTAATAGTGCCGATTTAACTTTCGGTTCTTCCGAAGTCGATGACGTTTTCTCTTTCAGGTTCATTTTTTTGCTCCTTTGGTTCTAGCAGGTTAGAGATTTCCTGTGATATTTTTAAGTAGGCATGTGCCTGTCCCATCATATACTTGTATTTTTCCATATTGTCAATACCGCCACCAATCATGGCATCTGCAATATCTTCATACGATTGTTTTAGATGTTTTTGTAGTTTATGTATTATTATTGTTTCTTCTTGTTGCATGTTTCTTTCTCCTTTTTTTATTTAATAAATTAACTCTTGAATGCCAACACCATTCGGTCATTTTTATAGCACCTGTTTCAACAAATGCAACGGCATCATCTAAAAAACCACAAAATTTATATATTAATCTATCTAACATTTCCAACGTCTTCTTGCTTGTCTTATTCTTGAATTAGGATCGTTTCTAGTTTTAGCTGATGAATTTCTAAGTTGTCCAGCTGATCTTGCACAATATGATTTTCTACGTTTTGCAGCAGCTGAACCTTTTTTAACTTTACCTGTTACAGCAGTTTTTAATTTTGATCCAGGATTTGCTCTTCTATAAGCAGCTACACCTTTAGCTGTCATACCAGCACCTGATTTTGTTTTTCGATAATTAGCACCCTTACCTGTAGTAGTTTTTCTAATAGGGTTTTCTTTTTTTCTCATTAGATTTTTTGCATTTCTGGACTGGTTGATAAAATATTTTTTTCTGCTCTAGGTCTAGCTAAAGAGTCTTTACTTCTTTTTCTAAGTTGAGCAATAGCAGATTCTTTTAATGCTTTTTCTTTTCTTAACTTCTGTAAATCTTTTTCTAAGTTCATTATACAAATGTTTTTACGTTTTTTGGTTTGCCGCCAGGATTACCTGCAGCTCTCTTTCGTTTGACAGCACTCGCCTTTTGCGACTTTGTCATTCGTGTGGCTTTTGCAAGTGGGACGCATTTTGGATATTTCCTCTTTGAGCCTTTGCTTCTCCCGCAAGGTTGATACTTTCCATTCTTCTTCGGTGCTCCAATGTCTACCCATTTTTCCGATACCCATTTTCTTAAACCACCTTCTGAATAATAAGTTCGCATTAAGCACAACTCATTTTTTTTCTTCTAGCTAAACCAGCTGCGTGCCCGCCAGTTCCAAATTTAGTTCTTATCATTCCACCACCCATAGCTTTTTTACGACTACCTTTTTTACCACCCGGTGTAATTTTACCTGAACAAACTCCTGATGCGTACATGTTTGCATATGCAGAAGGATATACTTTAAACTTTCTTTTAGCGGCTGCTTTGCCTTTTGCACAAAGTTTAGCCATTACGTTCTAACCATTTTACCCATAGGTGATTTTTCACCTGGCTTCTTTTTCTTTTTACCTTTAGCCATTAAAATTTTTTTCTTTAATGCCTCTGGTAAAGTTTTTTGTGCTTTGGTTAGTTTAGTTCCATCACTATAATATTTTCTCATTATTTTTTTCCTCCGTTTTTAAATATTTGTGTACCCTTTATACCAAAAATTGATCCGACGACAAGAATCCAAAGTGTACTGAACCATGTCGGGAGTGCCGCAAAATGCTCGAAGAAAATTTTTACCTTTTCCATAGCAATTGGATTGTCACTAAAGACTCCCCACGCAAGTACAATTATTGGGGCAGACAATATTACGAGGACAAATTCGTCCTTATAATCGTTTTGACGTGCCTCTAACAATTTTCCTTGGTAAGCTTCCTCACCACGAGCTTGACGTTCTGCATGTAGCAGTTGTGCGTCTGACATTGCGACTTTTGCCTTCTGCTTGTTAGCATAAATTTTACTTCCAGCAGAAACGGCTAATTTAATTGCCGATAACCACATTTAGATCCACCTAGCTTTTTTAGACTTCTCTTTCAGCATTCTTTTAGTTCCTCTAACTTCAACTTCTTCGCCTTTAGCGATGTAATTGAAAGAACCATCAGCTGTTGTCTTAGATCTTGGGTCGATTTCAAGATTCATCTTGTCTTCTGACGGGATCTCAACAATTTTATCTAATTTTTCCATATTTTCTCCTTAGTTATATTATTTTAACTTCTTTTTTAGTTTTTGTCACTAACCTTTACGCATGATTTCAATATTTGGCATCATTGAATCAGAATTAGGTAATGTTTTTCCTAAAATTGTCTTTTCAATTGATGTATCAGCTCTTAATTGTGCTAATTCTTCGTTCTGTTTAAGTTTTTCAGTTTGATTAACTTGGTTCATCATGGTTTTCATCTTATCTAAGTCCATTCTGTCCTCAGATTCTTTTTCTTTTCGAGCATTTTCTTGTGCTCTAAGGTCTAACTCTCTTGCTCTTAGTTTTGCAATAGGGTCATTGTCAAATTGTGAAGTAATTTTTTGTTCTTCCTTCATAAATTCTTCCATCATGTCTGCAACTAGTTGAGCTTTTCTACCTTCAATCTTTTGTGTCATCTGTTGCATCTGCATTTGCATCTGTTGAGCCATTTGTGGGTTCTGTTGTGCCTGCATTTGCATTTGTTGTAGCTGTTGCATCTCATCTCTGAACTCTAATTCAACTTGTTCTTGCGCCATAAGACTAATATGTTCAAAAATATTTTTTTCTAAAGCAGCCATAACCATCGGATTATTTCTAGCCATGTTAGTTGCCATAAAATTTAAGTGTGCAGTGATATGAGATCTATGATCTTGTCCAGGGAACGCTTGAAACTGTGCTCCACCTAAAGCATCAATGTGTTCTAACGCTGGATCTTTAGGCATAGGTTGCAT